GGGCATCTGATAGTGCTGCCCTAATCTCTCGAGCCGACAGATCCCACGCAAGCTCCTGGACGGATCGCAAACGCCACATCGCGCGCCGTAAGCGGTATCTCACACCAGCGCCAGTTAGTCCTACATCTGCCGCAATGCTCGCAGATGTCTCACCGCGCATGAGATACCTTCGCACTAAGTACGCTTCCTCGATCGGGAGCGCCCAGTCTAGAAGTTTCGTGACCCGGCTCGGATCGTCAGCGGCCAGACAAAGCAGCATGCGGTACAGAGCAGGAGACAACCGACGACGAGACGACTCTTCCTCTGGCTCTTCGAATCCCCCTGCCTCTTTGAGAAGCAACGCAGTCTCAGGATCTGGATCTCTTGACGCAAGCACGCGCTCCATTCGGCCCGTGAGAGGGACCGTATCCCAATCCCATTCCTGAGGGTCATTCGTCGACATCATCGTCCCCTTTACCCAACAGAGGGACACCCAATACTGCTTCCGCAACCTGGCGCCTGCGCTGCTCTAACTGCTCGTCCGTCAGTACGGCAACGGATAGCTCTTCCATTTGGGAGGATTGCGTCATCTCTAGAAGCGTCCTAGCCGCAGCCACGCGCGCGACTGACGACGCCCTAGGATCCGTAGCGAGCGAGCGAAGGTTTCGAATCATCTCATCGCGAAGAACGGCCGCCGAGGGCAACGGATCGGAAGCCACGCCCATGCCTTCCGCCAAGTCATCGTCCTTCCTTTCCGCACCCTTCCGAGGCCTCGGGTCGCGCCATTCTGGCCTCCATCCCGGCGGGCGATTAGGACGATTGTCGCTCATCAAACGGCCACCCTTCAATTAGATCCTCAATCTCTTCAACCGTCTTGCCCTCGGTAGCAATCCCCATTGCGTGCGCGATGTTCTCTAGCTCCGTCCTGAGCAGGCTTTCTAAATCTTCTTTCGTCATGAAACCCTCGCTTGCAAGAAAAGTCGAATGTCCTTTGCAGCGACGAACAGATTTAGATTCTGACCTCTTGCGAAGTTCCCTCGCGTGATTCCTACAAGCTCTCCAGAACCGTTAAAAAGCCCGCCGCCTGACGAGCCTGGTCCGATGGGCGTCGTTGCCTGGACGCACCACATCGAAAGTCCTTCCTCAATGTCAACGTACGGTCTCAACGCGGCCACTTGCCCAGCCGAGAAAGACCACCACAGCCCCACCGGGTGCCCCATGGCGTAAACGTCCGCCCCGACCAATGGGTCATCGCCGAGCGTCGCCCACGGGTGGGCGCCTGGGCTCAAGGCCACTGCGAGTGCCAGGTCGTGTGTAGGATCTACGCGCGCAAGTACGGCCGGGTTAATTGCGATATGCGTCCCGCTTTCATTCTCCTCGACGCCGTTCGAAACAGCGAAAGAGACCTTGTCGCCGGGAGACATATCTGCCACGCAATGAGCGGCCGTTAGGATTCGATTCTCGCCGACCCAAACGCCTGAGCAGAACGGATCACCAATGTCCGTCACCAGGGCCACAGTGTCCTGCCTCAGGGCACTGACCAAATGGTCTCTACTAATCGGAAACGCCGTCGGCAGAGAGTAGGAAACAGCACACCCGGTTAGACATAACGCGACTACTTCTCGCAGCATAAAATCAAGTATGTCCCACAACGGAACTACTTACAAGACTTGACGCCAGTGCTGATACAGATCTTGTGTTCTCTGCAATAACGCTCCACGTCAGATAGACTCCGTGCATGCACGCCGTCTTCAAACAGTTTGGCGAGTGCATACAGATTCGTATACTTTCGAAGCCATGCAACGATGATCGCTCTCTCGCTCATCGCTAACGACCGCGGGCCCAAAGCCCAATACCCACGGCGTCAAGCACATTGTGCTGCTTGCCGGGAGAGATTCCTTCGAGGGCCGCGGCGAGAATCTCTTTCTCGTAGCCATTGAGCGAAGCTCGAATTCGCTTGTGATGTATCTCTTTGGGTACCTGACCCTTCCACGTCGCCGGTTCGATGAAGTTCACTTGCACAGCGTGCACTTCGTAGATTCCCGCCCAGCGACCGGCATCCCTCGCAAGCTTCACAATGTCATTCGGCGGGACCTTGCTCCGCGGATAGATAACCGGGGATTCAATCCACGCGGTCTCAATCAACGAGACGGCCGGACGGGCCTCGCTCCGTAGCACGACATGGTGCCTGCACTTGCGGGGGTCGCCGAGACCGCAGGCGATGAGACCACCGGCAGCGATCCCTGAGCCAGCCGACATAGTCGCTCGGCTCCAGATAGCCCAGCCTGTTTCGTTCCCGGGGTCGATTGAGACGTACATGGTTCAGGAGTGATATTGCCCCTGGCGGGGGTGTTATTTTTTATTTCGCCGTTTGCTATCTAGGCCGTCACTGGAGGTTCTTTTTTCTTTTTTGAATCCACCCCCATTGACTCGCGCCGTCCCCATGCCCTCTAGGCATGGGGAACGGCGGCGAAAGTCGTCAACGGGGCACTTTCGCCGACTTTCGCCAAACGGCGAAAGTGGAAGGCACCGAGTTTCCTGAATCCTTCTGAGTAGTTACGTTATTCATCGAATCGACTTTCGCCGACTTTCGCCAAAGGCATGACTTTCGCCGACTTTCGCCAAAACCGATCGGTTGGCGAAAGTCGATAGTGAGCGATTTCGCATACTTACGAAAATGAACATTTTGTCCGTGATAAATATCTTCTTTTTCGAGCTGCTCAGCATTTTCTACCAATTATTTTCTGAATGATTTCAAGTTTTTTCAGTTAGCAGTGCATATTTGATCCTGTTTAAAGAACATTCCTCTATTGTCCCCATTTCCCGCAACTCCCCGTATGCCTTTCTGTAGATGATTCGATTTCGGTCGGCGAATGTGTCGTCTAGGACCTTCTTAGGCATCCCTGAAGAATGAGGCTTCAGCTTTTGCTCAATCAAAGCCTTCATGCTCTCAACCGTGTCCTTCAGTTCGACCTTGGGAGACTCCGTGACGATGCGTAGCCCGTGGTCGCTTAGCTGGATGCGGATGTCTTTAGGCGTTCTGCCGGCGCCATCCTTGACGGACGTCATCGTAGCAGTGACAGTGTTATCGGCTTCATTCTTCTCTACGTTTTCGAAAGCGAATACGCGATCGCATGCTGCAAAGATGGCAGTGGACCCGCGGATAGCCTCTCTCTTGTCCCCTCCATTACCTTTGCGAGCATGGTGAATGAAGATGACGCTCGTCTTGACCTGATCTGCCACGCGACCTGCATGGTCCAAGATCAAGTCAGCGCGAGCGTCGTTTTCATCAAGGCTAGGGCCCGCGCGTCGAAACGAATCTATGATCAGCAGATCGGGCCTGGTATTTGCTAAGGAGACCCATTCCTCAGGATCTTCTAGGCTGATTCCGGGGTAGGACGAGTGCCACAATCTTTGCTCTACCTCGTCATCCTGCACACCTAAGAGCTGCAGACGGCGGAATGTCTCGTGCTCTCCGCTCTCGTAATCAACTATGACAGCCTTGCCTTGTTTAACCGGGAACTGCTCTAGCCATGGCTTGCCCGACGCGACAGCTAGAGCAACAGAATGCGCAAGCCACGTCTTCAAGGATCCACCGTGTGCCACGAACATGATTACTTCCTCGCGCGCGATGATCCCTTCGATGAGGTACTGAATCGGAGGGATCGGTCGGTTGTGGTTTGAGGTATGAAACTTGAACTTGCCAACCTGGACTCTAGTTTCTCTAAGGGATTCGAGGTTCTCGACGGCATCTACGGACTCGGCTAGCTGCGGTACTTCGATCACTGGCTTGATTGAGCTAAGCCTAGCCTCAATGTTGCTTCTCCATTCGTCTTCTAGCAGTCGACGAACGTAATCTACGACGGTTACCCCTAGACGTTCGGACAGCCTTGTCCACCCCGTGGTGGGGGCGTCCTTATTTCGAGCCCACGTCCTCTCGACGGTATCCTGGCGTTTTTTACGGTCCTCGTCGCCAGCAAGGCGACAGACGTAGCAGAGGAACTCTAGTCCGTCCTCCTTCGGCCAACCTTCGTTATGTAAAGCCCCGGCTAAGGCGAACTGCGTCTCGTGCCTACCGTTCCCCATGGCTGGCCAAAGAGCAGCTAAGGCGCCTGCGGCCATTCTTCTCTTTTCAGATAGTGGATGAGAGGGACTGTTTTCGACGGGAGCCTTAGGTGTCTCGGGTGAAGAAAACTCCGCGGGTTTCAGACTATCGAGCACCGTACACGGGCCGGGTATTACCAGGGACCGATAACCCGCCGTTCGGATCGGACAGTAGAAGAGTCGAACAATATCTAGTGCGTTCTGATCTTGCTCGCCTCTGCTTTGCAGGTATGGCTTGACGCGAAGCTGCCATTCATCGGGTGTAGCCTCACGATCCAGTAGCTCGAACACGCGCAGACGCCACGTGCCGTCTTCCGTGTTGCGTTCCGTCGCAGTCGTGTGAATCGCTAGGAACCTATCAGGAAGCAGTTCGCGAATTTTTTCGCATGCCTCTTCGAACGTATCAGCCGCTAGGTGGTCAAAGTCATGGCCTATGACTTGTCGACCTAGACAGTGCTCTTTTCTCCTAACAAATCCGTCGAACCTCGCAAGGACTAGTGCGGGTAAGTCTTTCTTGACCTCTCCTCGGCTCTTAGAATCGGAGGCCTCCGCAAGCCGCTTTACTAGAGTCTGTTCTTCTTCAGGCCATTTAGGATCGTTGAACAGCGCCGAGACAATCTCGGTCGGCTTCTCTACTAGCCAAGTCAGAAACTCTTCGCCGTCCAGGTCTGAAATAGCTCTGAACAGCCTTCCCATGTTGTCACGGTTGAGAACGCCTACGTGGATCATTTTGACGTCCAAGGGAGGCTCCAAGATAGACCGATGCTTCCATCAGTGGACTTCATCGCCCTTCCTCCTGCTCAAGCATGTCGAGCCCTTGTAGAATCTTCATCTTCGTTCGGCGTTGAAGAGGACCTCCGGCCAGGCAGCGCCACAGAGAATACGTCGTAATGTCGATCCGCTCGGCCACGATGTACACCGTATGCTTGTCAATCTGTTTCGTAAGACGAGCACGCGTCTCAGGGGCTGCCGGGCCAAGGTTCATATCAGCACTCAATTCAGTCATGTTCTAACCTCCGTTGGAAGGAGATATTGCCCCAGGGCATCTCGCTATTTCAAAAACAACGTCGCCGACCGGGGCTATTTCTAGCAGTGGCACTTCTTCTCTCCGCGTCGCAGCTGCAGCTGTTAACCGAATGCCAGCGAAAATGGGGGTTTCGGTACCTCGAGAAGCTGCGAACACCGCAACACCCCAGCGCCGCGCTAGGGCAAGAGGTGCATGAGAAACAGCTTGGCCCATACCTAACGCAGGGAAAAGCCTTTGATTTCACGCGCCCGAGCGGCGAGATAGCACAAGCCTTAGTGCCGTTGCTTCCTCTGCCAGGTACGCCCGGGCTTCACTTAGAGCGCCGGTTCGAGATCCCGTCCCCTTCCGGTAAGTTCAGTTACCAGGGATACATTGATCTCTACGCGCCCAATTCGACGTGCGTGCCTGGGATCGAACGAAGCTCGTTGAACGATTTGTCTCCATCGCCCCTAATCGGAGACTTCAAGACGACGTCTAATCTCGCTTACGCTAAGACATCGGAAGGCTTGGCGACCGATATACAAGCCCAGCTATACAGCTGGGCTCTTATGGTGGAAGAACGAGCCAACGAGATAGATCTCGTGTGGTTCTATACACGTACGCGCAAACCACATAAGGCGCAACGCGTGCACCTGCACGTATACAAGTCGCACGTAGACGAGCAATTCGAGCGGATAGATGAAATAGGACGCCGCGTCGAGGCTATTAAAACAGCATCACCAGCGGTTGAAGATCTCCCTCCTAACGTTCGCATGTGCGAGCAATACGGCGGCTGTCCCTACAGATACAAGTGTAATATCGCGCCGCCCGCCTTCGCGCGGGCGCAAGAGAAAGGAACGTCCATGAATAGTATGACCAATGATTTCCTGGCCAAACTTCGTAAGGCGACAGCACCCACCGCTGATGCCCATCCCGTGGCGCCACAGAGCCCGCCCCCTGCGGCAGTCAAACAGGTAGATATGTTCGAAAGCAGCGAGGTGCAGCTACCAGCGTGGGCTACCTCGCCGGTCGATCCCTTGACCGCGAAGAAGGCACCCGCACCTGTGGTAATGCCTGCAATCAACCCTCCAGAATCGGCTCTACCCCCAGCGCCTCCTACCGGCGTGGCCGCTCCCAGCGAGACGTCGGAAACACAGAAGAAGCGCGGACGTCCGCGGAAGGAGGCCACGATTACGGAATCAATACAGCAGGCACTAACTGAACCTGTCCACCCCCTGCCAGGCTCCTTCGAAGATTTCACGGAGAGGTTGCGCCGATGTGGTGTGAAAAAGCTTCAGATGCCCACTACGGAAGTAGACGGAATTACTTTTTGGTCGATTGAGCTAGCGTGATGATCCCTGCCGTCGCGCACACGGCAGACTTTCAGCGCGTTCTGTCGCTCCCGCGGCGCGTATGGTCCGAGGAGGATCTCGAGAAACTGGCGCTCGATCTCACATCTATATTGAAGACACCGGCGGGCACTATGCGCTTGAAGCACATTCAAGCGCTGGCGCTCCACGACGCCGGTGTCTACGGGGGGCTCTTCGGGCCGATCGCCGTGGGAGGAGGTAAGACACTTCTGACACTCCTATTGCCGGCCGTGCTTGAATCTAGGAGACCGCTGCTTCTCCTGCCTGGCGGGCTAATAGAGAAAACGCAGAGAGAGCGAATCGAACTATCCAAGCAATGGCGCATCCCGTCGTCACTACGAGTGTTCTCGTATGACATGCTCGGAAGGGTAGAAGCAGAATCGGAGCTAGCTACGTATAAGCCAGATCTGATTATTGCGGACGAGTGCTTCACGGGTACGACCTTAGTGCGCACGGAGAATGGCCCGCGACGCATTTCTGACATCGTCCCAGGACAATACGTATGGTCGCTCGGTATTGGTGGACCTGAGCTTAGAGAGGTATTGGGAGTAGGGGAGACACTGACAAATGAGCTGTATCGAATACACTTCGAAGGCAAGCACTACGATTGCACTGCCGGACATCCGTGGCTTACCCGGCAAGGTTGGAAGTGCTCGGCGGAGCTCAGTGTGGGTGATGAAGTCGTGCGAGACATGCGGCCAGAGTTTCAAGTCAAGGCCGTGCCAGAAACGAAGGTTCTGCTCGAGGAAATGCGTATACACGAATCCGAAGCTAGTGGAGGACTGGTCCGAGAGAATGTCGCGGTCGAATCCTGGCCAATATCGGAAGATCAATGGAATGACACGACCGGAAGTCCGAGAGAAAGTATCCGCAACTCATCGCAAGAATGGTACCCGTCCGAAGATCCAAGGGGGCAATGGCCGAGGAATGACGATCCAGCAAGCGTCTTTACTCTCGGCTTTAGGGCATGGCTGGAAGGCCGAAAGGAGATTTCCTTGGGGCAGGTGCGCGATCCCGGCATGGCTAGTGGATATCTCTCACGAGAAAGCGAAAATTGCGGTCGAGGTGGACGGGAACAGTCACAATACTCTGGCAGTAAGAGCGCGAGACGAGAGGAAAAGGCTATTTTTAGAGGGGTTGGGTTGGATCGTGTTGAGGGTATCGAACGACATGGTATCCGAGAAGTTGGTAGAAGTTGTCGAGTATATAACCTCCACGTTGAAGGAACGAACAACTTCATACTCGAACACGGACATGTAGTTCATAATTGTCACAAGCTTAAGAACAAGCGCGCCGCCGTGACCCGTCGCGTCGCTCGGTACATGCATGATCAGCCGCTCACCCATTTCTGCGGGGTGAGCGGAACGATCATGTCACGGTCCCTAAAGGACTTCGCACACATCCTGCTGTGGTGCCTGAAAACGTCGGCGCCCGTGCCCACGGCGTTAGAGGAAATTGAAGAATGGGCCGAGGCACTCGACGAAGGGGTCGACCCGTTGGCCCGGCGGAAACCAGGCGCCTTGCTCGAATTCTGCACCGAGGAGGAGAAGAAGGCGCGCCACCCTGCGAGAGTCGGTTTCTGCCGTCGTCTAACAGAGACACCCGGTGTCGTAGCGACCGTAGGTGAAGGAGAGCACGTTGATTGCAGCATCTATGTTCGTGCAAGCCGGCACAAAGTCTCAGCCGAAACGGAGCGCCATTTCGAGACATTGCGATCGGCATGGGAGACTCCCGATGGCTGGCAGCTTTCGCAAGCAGTAGACGTTTGGAGGCATGCACAGGAGCTTGCCTTGGGTCTTTTCTACGCGTGGGAACCTCGGCCACCTACGCCTTGGCTCGAATCGAGGCGTGATTGGAATCGGTTCGTTAGAGAGACCATCTCCCGCGGACGAACCTATGACTCGGAGCTTCACGTAGCCAACGCATGCGACGCGGGAAAGCTTCCGACCGAAGCGCTCGCCAAGTGGCGATCGATTCGAGACACGTTCACTCCTAACGTTATCCCCGTGTGGTGCGACGATAGCGCGCTACACGCATGCGCCGATTGGATGAAAAGCCCTGGGCTCGTTTGGGTGGAGCACAGGTTCTTCGCGCAACGTCTCTCCGAGCTAACTGGCGTTCCCTACTACGAAGGGGGTGGTTTCGATGCCACTGGAAAGTACGTAGAAGACGCGCCGAGCAACACGTCCGCAATCGTAAGCTGTGATGCGAACAGAGAAGGCAAAAACCTACAGAAGCTCTGGCACCGCAATCTGCTCGTCTGCCCGCCCGCCTCTGCTGCGCATTGGGAGCAACTCATTGCGCGTACGCACAGGCCCGGACAGACGGCAGACGAGGTGATCGTGGACATCCTGCTAGGGTGCCGTGAGAACTTCGACGCGTGCCAGAAAGCCCTAGAAGGCGCTCGCGCGATTCAAGAAGTGACGGGGAAATCTCAGAAGCTCTTACTGGCGGATATTGTCCTACCTAGTGAGAGCGAGGTCGATCGCATCGGCACGCCGCGATGGCGCAAATAAGAAGGATCGCGGGGGCTATATCTCTACTGTAGACGGCATCTCAATCAGCCCTAGAAAGTAAGGCTTGGCGAGTGACCCTGCTTTACCGGCCGGTATGCAGGCTCTCTAGGGCTGATTGAGGCGCCGTCCTCTACCCTCAACCAGAGAAAGCTCCATGTCTACACAAGCAATTCAAGCATCCCAGCAGGCGACCGAATACCGTAATGCATTTCGCTCCGCTCAAGTCTTTGGCAAAGGTCGTTATTTCGAACCAGGGCGCTACCTTCTCGAGGTAGATAAGTTGTTCTACAAGCGAACTCTCATAGACGGTGCTGCGAAAGAATCTATCATTTGCGAATTCAAGATCCTTGAGAGTTCAAACCCTGCATTCGAAGTAGGTAGTACCGTTTCGTCTGTTTTTTCTTTCGCTAACAAGGGCTGGTTGTCCCGTTTCAAGATGATGGTTCTAGCTCTCGTAGGAGCAGACCCGGACCGCGCGCCGGCTGCCGCGCAGGAAGCGGCGGGGGACATATACGCAGCGCTCCGAGACGACTCGGAACGGGAACGAATCGGGTTGCCAGAGAATTTCATGCGCGGACGCAAGGTCCGAACAGAGGCCATGGCTGGCAAGACTAGCAATGGCCAGGACATAACAAATATGAAGTGGGAGCCGGTAGCCCAATGATATGGGTAGCGACAGTATTGAAGACCCTGGTAACAGCAGCCGCGGGCGCATGGCTCATGCGTGTATGGTGCTACCGGACGCGAGACCTCAGTGGCGAGCGGTGCGAAGTGTTCGTACCGCAGTATGATCAAGTCAGATTGTATCTAACGAAACGACAGCTATCCCTTACGTTTACGTCTAATGACGCCGTCTCAATCGCGAAGATGCTTTTACATTCCGCCTTTGAATCAAATCCCGGAAAATGGCTAACACCTAAGCAAGAAGACAACCCAAACGCAAACTGAGAATTACCTCCGCTCTCACAGTAGGCCGGGCATTCTCCCTCGCCTCCTGTGAGAGCACATTCAAGAAGGAAAAGACGATGGCCAGACGCGCTAATAAGATTGCGTGGTCCGAGACGCCAGAGGCGAATGCGACGTATGTCCAACGAAGGGCAGAGGCGCAAGCAAAGGCTAATGAGACGGGGTTTGATTATAGGCTCGCTTTCAATGAATTGGTGAAGGATTACATGATTAGCTTGCTGCCGATGAAGAAGAATCGATATGGATTTGAGCTTTGGTGCGAAGTGGTGAGTTGTGAGGACCTATCCAAGTGCCGCCCCGGGCACGGACCGATGGGATGAAAGGCTAGAGGGAACCTCCATGCTCAAAGAAGTCTGTCACTGCGGCCACGATCGATTATCTCACTACGTCGATGCTGACTATCAGCCGCCGCGCGCTGGCGTTTGCCTAGCGATGCACTGTCATTGCCGCAAATACGTAGATAGAAATGAGGCCCAATCGGCCGAGCGACCGTCTCGCCCGAACCACGTATCGTGGTGCCGATGCCGTCAATGCGTAGCCTTCTCTAAGGCGGAAACCTATCACCCCGACGATGACGAGCATCATACTCCTACGCTCCCGTACCTAGGGGAGTTCTGGCCATGAATGTTCCCGGGAACGTGCCCGCCTATCCGGTTGCGTGGGTCGCACGGCATAAGAACAAACGCAAGCTCATAATCGCAAGGCTCTGGATCGAGGCTAGAGAGCTTGCAATGCAACACTTTCAATGTGGGCCCGATGATCTGTCTATAGAGAAGGCAAAATGAACGTCGTAGCCTTCGATACCGAAACGGCGCTCATTCGCCCGGCGCTTCAAGCCCCGCCGATGGTCTGTCTCACGTGGCAACGAACGGGGATGGAGCCTCGAATTGACCACGTGAAGGACGCGGAACCTAGGATTAGAGGCTGGTTAGAGGATCAGAACACATTACTAGTCGGCCACTATACTACCTATGACACGGCCGTCATATGTGCTCAGTTCCCACGGTTGACTCCACTGGTGTTTCGCGCCTATCGGGAAAGTCGGATCACTTGTACTAAAAAGCGACAGCAACTGTTAGATATCGCTGGAGGAGTCTTCCGCGGGCGTCTCGGAGAAAAGGGGCGATGGATTACACATGAATATAGCCTAGATGCTTTGTCCCGCCGTCTTCGAGGTATCGCCATGCAAAAAGACGGCTGGCGCCTGGAGTACGCAAACTTCATAGACGTGCCTATAGCCAAGTGGCCCGAAAGAGCGGCAGAGATTCAAGAGAAGGCTCGCATTCGCCGGGCTGAGTTACCCCCCGATCCAGTTGACAAGAAGGATGCGCACTATGATGAAGTGAGGAATCTGAATGCGATTCTCGCAGATGAGCCGGAAGGCGCGATTAAGTACCCCCTTGACGACGCGACCGCAACCCTAGAGGTATATCTCGCGCAAGAGAAGCATGCGGACTATCTCAGAGACCAGTATAGACAATCATTTGCAGAGTTTGCACTCTACCTCTCCAGCGCCTGGGGGCTTCGAACTAATCCGGGAGGCGTAGAGTCGCTTTCCGTCGAAACGGAGAAAGCCCTCGCAGAGATAGAGCAAGATCTCGTCAAAGCAAACCTAGTTCGCGAAGACGGCACACGGGATACGAAGGCTGCAAAACGCCTTATGGCGAGCGTATGCCGAGCTAATGCCATCCCTATACGCCGAACGGAGGGCCATACAAAGCCTGACAAGCACGGTGTAGTTTGCGCTGATACCATAGGAGAAGCGTGCGAAGAGCACGTATGCCTAGACTCAGATGCGTGTGGTGCTGTATGTGGGATGGGCATTACGGCGGTAGATAGCGGCGAGATATGTCTGCTTGAGGGAGAAGAAGGGCAGCTACTTGGACAGTACTCGGAATTCTCTACCCTGAAGAAGGTTTTGTCGACGGACGTCGAAATGCTGAAACAGGGAACAACGTATCCTGTTCACACGCGATACGATATAGCAGAAACAGGCAGAACGACGAGTTCCAAGCCAAACATTCAGAACCTGAGGCGACTGCCTGGGATCAGGGAAGCTTTCGTACCTAGGGACGGAATGGTATTCGCGCAGGCAGACTATCCTCAGCTCGAACTTTACACCCTAGCTCAATGTTGTTTCTCATGGTTGGGTCACTCGAAGCTAGGAGAGGCATTGAACGCAGGTCTAGATCCTCACCTCGCCATGGCCGCAACGATTTTGGGTATCGATTTAGCGACGGCGAAAGCTCACAAGAAGCGCGAAGACGTACAGAATGCTCGACAGACGTCAAAGGTAGCTAACTTTGGCTTCCCTGGAGGCCTAGGTCCCGCGAGCCTCATTCTATTTGCGCGTAAGACGTACGGCGTTACCTTGACTCAAGAGCAGGCCCGAACACTTAAAGAGCAATGGCTGGCGACATGGCCGGAGATGCGAGAGTATTTCGCTCGCGTCAATCAACTGTTCGGCGACGATTGTGAGCGCGCGTCGATCGAGACGCTGTTTACGGAACGCCACCGAGGTGGCGCCACCTATTGCGCGGCGTGTAACAACGGCTTTCAGGCGCTGGGCGCGGATTGCGCGAAGCGAGCATTGTGCCTCGTCGCAGAGGCGCAATATTGCGAACCTGGTTCTCCTCTCTATGGCACACGAACTGTCGCGTTCGTTCACGACGAAATCATCGTTGAATGTAATGACGACAGTAAGGCGCATGACGTCGCTTTAGAGTTAGCTCGTCTCATGGTTGATGGAGCCAACGAATACTTGAAAACTGTTCCTATAAGACTGTCAAATATGGAGCCCACACTAATGCGAGTGTGGTCCAAGAAAGCAGAACAACGGTGGGATGTGAACAAGAGGTTAGTACCGTGGACGCCGTGAATGCAGCCGATCATATAGGCCTGGTGTACCACGTCGCTAAGCGCTTCAATCGCCGAAACGAGAGCTTTGATGACCTAGTTCAGGCAGGTGTGTTTGGTCTAATCAAGGCGGCAGAATCCTACGACCCGTCTCGAGGTTGTTTCTCTACCTTGGCGTGCTGTAAGATACGGACGTATATAGCTCGGTATTTACGAGACTGTACTAGGATAATTCATATCCCTCACCACGTGCGATCTGGAGTAACGAAACCTGTAGAGTGTCCGGGAACCGTCGTCGCGAGCTTGGATGCCCCCATCGATGAGTTTTCAACTCTGCATGATCGCTGCGGGGACGGCACTCCTAGTTCTGAAGAGCAGATCGAAGAGGCGGAAATTTCTCGTCTGATTTGGGCGCACGTGGATAAGCTGAAAGAGCCATATAGAGAGGTCATTCATCTTAGATATCGGGACGGCATGACGTTACAGCAAATAGGCGATCGTTTCGGACGAACAAGAGAGAGGATGAGGCAAATAGAAGAGCAGGCTTTAGCAATGCTCCGAAAGAGGGTGAAGCTATGAGCGGATTGAAAGTGTACGTGGCAGGAGCATCTGCAGAGGCAGAAGTAGTCTCCGAGTATATAGAGAGACTGAAGGGTTATGGGATCGACGTGACGCTCGATTGGACGAAAGACGTCATAGAGCAAGGAGGTGGCAACGCAGGATTGGCGGATCCTCAGAGGCGGCATTTTGCAAAAAAGGATCTGAAGGCCATCGCTGAAGCGGATATTCTTTGGCTGATCATTCCTCCGTTTGACATGGTGTCGTATGGCTGTTGGGTAGAGCTAGGATATGCGCTAGACACAGGCCTTCGCATCTTCGCCTCTGGCGACTATAGGTGCAGCATATTCACGTCATTGACAGACTCTTGCTACGACTTTCACGAGGAAGCGCTAGAGCGTATCTGGCGAGAGGATCGTAACGCCAGGCAAGGAAGATTGTCATGTCTGAAGTAAGGCATACAGACCCTCAAACGGGGGGGCAAAAGGGAGTGAAACCCGAGCGCTTCGAGCTAATACCCTGGGACGCCATGGAGGAAGTGGCGCGTGTGTACGGAGCCGGCCCTGCAAAAAAGGGGTATGACGAATGGAATTGGCTTCGAGGATATAGCTGGAGTCTTTCTCTCGGTGCAGCCTTCCGACATCTTGCGAAATTCTCATTAGGATATGATTATGACACTGGACCTAAAGGTACGAATTGCCATCATCTTGCCTGTGCCGCATGGCATTGTTTGACGATGCTGACGTTCTTCCTTCGTCACCTCGGAACCGATGATCGAAAAAAGTCCCCTGTTATTGACAGCAATATATGGATAGACCCCGATGAGGACTGAAGAAGCCAAAGAGCGAAAAGAACGTCGACGGCAATACGATCGCGTACGAGACAAGACACCGGAACGCATCGCCAAACGTCGAGCGCGAGACGTGCGCCGTCACGCTCAGGAGCGAATCGTCTTACAGGCTGTGAAACTCCTAAAACAGTTACTCCTAGAAGGATTCAAAGGTTGTAAATGAAACCTAGCACCCTACAAACCGCTCTAGATCAGTATACGAAGGCCCTGGCCTCGCGAGCTGAGAAGAGCGAGATAGCTACTCTGCGAAGAGATCTGTTGGCTCTTCGTAGCAGCCTAGACACCCTGGCAGCCATGACCTCTCGCCCACTTAAGCCTGTGGCTAGGAGGGAAAGAGCATCAGGCATGCGCGAGGCGACGGCGGTAGCAGGTCTCTCCGATGTTCATTGTGAGGAGAAGGTTCGACTGGGCGAGACGCCCGTAGGCAATGAGTACAGCCTTGCCATTGCAGGGCACTCAATCCGACGCTTCTTCGAGGGGTATAGGTGGCTTATTGACCTCTATCGGGAACGCTTCGCGATCCGTGACGCTGTGCTTTGGCTGGGGGGAGACCTTATGTCCGGGCACATACACGAGGAACTGAAAGAGAACACAGTAAGCGCGCCCATTGAGACCATCCTCTGGCTCAGGACGCACATCAGGTCAGGGATAGATTTCCTGCTGGAAGACGAGCAGCTAGAGATGCTCCACGTTCCTTGCTCCTACGGCAATCACGGTCGTTCTACAGCCAAGTCCTACCGCGCCCTCGGCGCGACTCACTCGTACGAATGGCTACTGTACCAGTGGCTGGCGTCCGAGTATGAGGGAAACCCCAGGGTCAAGTTCCTAGCGGACCAAAGCGCTCATCAGTACTTGACCGTCTACGACTACGATCTGCACTTTCACCACGGGGACGAAGCCACATATCTAGGTGGAGTGGGCGGCATTACAGTGCCGCTAAACAAGTCCATCTCCCAATGGGATCGCGCTAAAAGCTGTCACTATCACAACTTCGGTCATTTTCACACTTACCTAGACACTGGCCGAATCGCTGTCAATGGTTCGGTTATTGGCTACAACGCATATGCGATGAGCATAAAAGCGGAGCCCGAGCCTCCGCAACAGATGTTCTATCTCATAGATTCGAAGCGGGGAAAGACTTGCAAGTCCCCCATTTGGGTGCGTGAAACACCTACACGGTAGGAACGTGAAGGTCCACTGTGGAGATAGACGGCCTCCCCCACTATTATCCAGAGTAGGTGGAGTGCTGCTACCGAACTGGAGCTGATCCCCTCCAGATTCGCAAGCTCCCGTCGTTCTACATTACATAATGAACAGCACGGCCGAAAAAATCCGACCGTGCTGTTCTCCCTGACTAACAACCCTGGCCGCCCGTAGCTCGCCAAAGCCAACGGTAGGCTCCCTTCGTCGCGAGGGTTATTCGCGAAAAAGGCCGGATTGTCATGCCCACAGTACTAGCTGGCGAGAAAAACGCAAGCCCTCCCGAGTACATTTACCGACAGGCCCCTTCGGCAGATCGCCGCCGAATCCAAGCCGAGGTGATCGCGGCGTATAGGCCCATGGTCGCGCGCTCGGCGCGGCAAATGGTCCAAGCCCAATATTATAAGGAAGCAGCTCACGTCGGGGAGATTGGTCTTCTACTCGCATTAGAGCGCTATGACGCGGCGAGAGGATCATTCTGGGCGTTCGCCTCGCACTACGTGCGTAATGAGATAGAGATATGGTTGCGCGAAACTGTACACGCTCGACCACGTTCCCATCGATGTCTCGAAGGACAGGCTCAAGAGGAGCGTGACTCGCAGCGTTGGTCAGTGTCTTCGGACAAGATGCAAATCGCCAGTGAGGTGCCCTCACCTGAGGAGCTAGTTCGAGAGAAAGAGCTACGAGGGCTGTTAGGGAAGTTCTTGTCTGAGCTTTCCGATGCCGAGCAGCACCTCTTGTTATGCGCTAAGAGAACAACGAATGATGGAGGTGTAGAAGCCGGAAATAATCTCAGGTCTCGGGGCTATATCTCTCTTATGAAACGCGCGACGGCGTTTCTCAAAGGAGGTAAGTGAGATGTACTCCACTTCGGTTAAGGATCTTTACGCTGTCATCCGCCGCCGCGGGGGGCTTACGAATACCCTTCGCATGGAGACGCTGGTAGCTGATCTGTATATCAATCAAGGGTGGCCCATTACGGAGAAGACGTTGCACGCGGAAGCGGCTCCGACCATCCCGGCGAAAGCTGCATGATTCGCGCCGCCGCGTCGGCGGCTTGGACCGTCATTATGGTGATCGGGATCGCAATCAACGTTCTACTTTTTGCCAGCAACATAGGTTCTAGGCCGCAGGCTGCGCTGGTGAATATGGGTTCCTCGTTTCTGTTGCTACTCGGCCTTACCTCGAGGGAGTGAAGATGTTTCAGAGAGTCTTTCTATTAGGTCAATTGACCTGCGTTCTGTTCAATCTAGGCGTCTTCGCCTGGGAAGCATCACGCGGAAACGTCGGAATGGCTGTGGTCAATTTCACGGCTGCTTCGTCGTGTGGCTTCGCTGCTTGGCTGGATTGGGTGGGAATATGAGCGCCTATTCTATCACCCAAGGAGACGTCGTCGAAGTCCTTCGAGGGTTTCAGGATAACTCGTTCGACGCGCTATTTTGCGATCCACCGTACGGCTTTTCGTTTATGGGCAAGGCGTGGGATTACGACGTACCATCCGTAGAGTGCTGGGCTGAGTGCTTGAGAGTTCTCAAGCCAGGCGCGCCCTTGCTCGCGTTCGGCGGTGCTAGAACGTATCACCGCTTGGCGTGTGCCATCGAGGACGCCGGGTTCGAGCTACGGGATTGTTTGATGTGGCTCTACGGAAAGGGATTTCCAAAGAGTCAAAACATCTCACTGGCCATTGACAAGTCGGCCGGTGCGACGCGAGAGGTCGTAGGTACGCGTGTTCTTACCGGGAATGCCGCCATCTCTACGAAGGAGAAAGGAGGGACCTATGGTATACAAGTAGGAAGCGTCCCACCGAAGACGGTGAACGTAACGGAGCCGGCCACAGAGCTTGCGCGAGCTTGGGAGGGATATGGTACCGCGCTAAAGCCGGCATATGAGCCTGTCGTACTAGCCCGCAAACCGCTAGACGGCACGATGGCACAAAACGTCGAGCGGTGGGGGGTTGGAGGATTGGCGATTGATGCGTGTCGACTTGATTGGATCGGCAAGCCTTCCGGGTGGTCGAAGACAGGTAGCGAGGCGAGCGAGAACGTCGCGATGTCTGGGGCGAACTACGCCCGCGAGGCGAAGCCGGACGCCGATGGCCGCTGGCCCGCGAACCTCCTCTTAGACGAAGACGCTGCAGCCCTCCTAGACGCCGAAGTCGGTGGGAAAGGGTTTCTTAATCTCAAGCCGGCACATGAGCCTGTCGTACTAGCCCGCAAACCGCTAGACGGCACGATGGCGCAAAACGTCGAGCGGTGGGGGGTTGGAGGATTGGCGATTGATGCGTGCAGAGTAGGCAGTGAAGGCGGCGGGACTCATTGCAGCAACAGAGACGCACAAGGACGGTGTCTCGGACACAGAGATAGGAACGGTCGTCTCTGGGAGACGATTCACTCGGCCGAAAAGAAAGAAAAGTTAGTGAGACCTAGTAAAACTCTCGATGATAAAAACGTATTTGGCCCAGGATTAGGAGCTGACACACAAGTAGAGCCTGATGGACGCTGGCCCGCGAACCTGATCCTCGACGAAGACGCTGCAGCCCTCATAGACGCTGAAGTAGGTAATCGCCCATCGACCCCGTTTCGAGAGAATACCGCCACGGGCAACGTGCTGCCCTTGAAGAAGAGAACGGCCGGGGGGTACTCGGACGGAGGAGGGCCGAGCCGCTTTTTTTATACCACTAAGGTGAGCACCAAAGAGCGAGAGGCAGGGTGCGAATATCTCCCGCTTCGTAGCGCCGGCGAGGTTCCGGAGCGGGACGATAAGTGTAAAGATTGTGTTGGTCGCGGATGGATTAACGATGGAGGCGTCCTAAGTAAGGATCCAGGCTTCGAGTGTCCGACGTGTCTAGGCAACGGTCGAGTTCGGACGGCCGGCCTTGACGATCCTCTCGCCGGGGCGGGCCGCAGGGGCGGCGCTCGCAATAGTCATCCGACGTTAAAGCCCATCTCCCTAACTACGTACCTCGCGCGACTAATCATGCCTCCAACCTCGGGTGTCATTCTGATCCCGTTCGCGGGCTCAGGTTCCGAGATGATCGGAGCCATAAAGGCTGGATGGTCTGGCGTGTTCGGTATCGAGAGAGAAGATGAATACGTGAGGATTGCGAGGGCGAGGCTCGCGTATTGGTGCCCGGGAAGTGAGGCGGCGTGATGAAAGATCGCGAAAAAGAATTATGTCGCGTAAGCCGTAAGGAGTTACTGAACATTATTGCTAACCTTATTTGTGACAACAATCGATTGTCAGATCAGCTTACAGTTGTGCAAGAAAAGTGCAGTAGTTTGCTAGAAGAGTTTCGGGAAAGTAGGAAATCATGTCAAACGAGCTAAAGGAAATCTCTTTGGATGGTGTGAAGTATCTCAGGGCCGATTGTGTTGGAGAAGCCCCCAAGCCCGGAAAGAGAGCGGTAGTCGTGCTCGACCGTGGTTGGATTGTAGCAGGTGACGTGTCCACATATGAGGACGAGCATGGACAGACAAGGCTGAGGATCACTCGATCTGTCCATGTTCGTAGCTGGACGGGAATAGGCTTCGACGGTATGATAGCGGCTCCAAAGAGCGATAAAGTCATCATACAGCCGATGTCAAATGGCTTCGATTGCCCTGGGGATTCTGAGTTGTTCCGTGTGCCTGTTGACGATAATTGGGGACTGTAGAAGATGCTGAGACCTATCGGCAACGGCTACGGCTACGGCTACGGCTACGGCTACGGCTACGGCTACGGCTACGGCTACGGCTACGGCAACGGCTACGGCAACGGCTACGGCTACGGCAACGGCTACGGCAACGGCTACGGCAACGGCTACGGCGACGGCTACGGCGACGGCACTATAACTAGACACTTGAGACGTCGAAGATGCTGAGACCTATCGGCTACGGCAACGGCTACGGCAACGGCAACGGCTACGGCGCCGGCGACGGCGACGGCGACGGCTACGGCAATGGCTCCGGCAACGGCTACGGTAACGGCTACGGTAACGGCTACGGCAATGGCTACGGCTCCGGCTCCGGCAACGGCAACGGCTACGGCGACGGCTACGGCAACGGCTACGGCAACTGCTGCGGCTACGGCTACGGCGACGGCACTGTAACTCGACACTCGAGACGTCGAAGAACGTAAAGAGGGCAAAGTGAGGCTACTGGTACTCGTCGGTATTTTCATCGGGGTTTGCCTGTTTGGAAGTGTTTTTGCTTTCCAAAGGCTTGAGTTCTGGGCTCACAGGCACTTTGAAGTAAGGATTGATAGATGCCCTGCAGGTTGCATCATAGTATCCCTGGGGTGGGTTGGAGTTACTTGGCTAATGGCGGAGTGCTACACGGCAGAATCCTCAGGGGATGGAAGCTAAAGTGAGCCCGGCTCTCCTGTCCCTGCTCGAAGCCGCCGAGTACCTGGGTGTAAGCCGCTCATCGTTCAAGGAGCTTGTGCAGCCTTTCGTGCCGTGCGTGCGCATCGGTCGCCGCGTGCTATTTGACCGTGTAGACCTCGACGCATGGGTAAGAGAACGCAAGGCGGCTGGACCATCCGAATCCCGGCCGGCGCAAATCGTTCGGTCTACGTCGTTCGATTCCGACACAACGGGCAACGGGTCTCGAAGTCCACGGGCTGCGCAAATCCTGACGAAGCTTCGGTCGAAGCCGCGCGTATCTATGCCGAGGTAGTAGGTGGTCGCAGAGTAGCTAGGCCCGCATCAGGGGACTTTGCAGCTACAGTAGCAGACTATCTAGCAGACTTTGAACTTGAGACGAGCCCCGAATGGTCGGCCATCGTCACGATCTATTTCCGAGCGCACCTGATCCCTTTCTTCGGTTCGTTCGAGGCGTTCACTCTGGCGTCTTACGGCGATTACGGTCGCATGAGACTGCAGAAGGTCACACGGCCTACGGTCCGGAAAGAGCTTAGCGCATTGCGAAGGTTCGTAGCATGGTGTGCAGAGCACGACCGCATCCTGCCGCCAGTGCCGTCCCTGCCGAAGCACGGTCAGCCAGGCAAGCGCGCCAAAAACGCCCGCAAGCGCAAGGCGACCGTCTTTACAGCAGATGAAGCGGCGCGCATCCTGGCAGCCATGCCGGAGCGCAGTCAACGAACAGGGCATTGGATTCGTCCGCTCTTTACGGTGCTGTGGGAGACGGGCCTACGTCCTACGAGTGTCCTAAAACTCGAGACGCCGCTTCACTACCGCAAGGGTGCCGACGTCATCTTCATCAGCCGAGAGATAGACAAGGAAGGCTTCGAGCGCACCTTGCCTATCTCACATGCCGCTCAGGCTGCCCTCGACCTTGCGGTCCCCGCGGTCCCCGGTCGAATCTTCCTGGCGCCCAAAGGTTCCCTCAGGGTGTACCTAGCCGATGCACTGCAGGCAGCTGGCCTAACCTCCCGAAACATCAGCACCTACGACTTTCGACACTCTCGAATCACGGTCGCGGCTAACTCCCCCGGCCCCCTGACGGGTGCTTCCTACCTGGCAGGTCACAAGCATGCAAGCACCACGGCGCTCTATATCCACGCTGGAGAAGAAGCGGCCCGGGCAACGCTGGCAGCGATGTCTGGGGACCGCAGCGGGGACCGCAGCGGTAAAACGAAGAGCAAACCGAAAAAGAAGAGTGGCTAAGTATGCGTAATTATTGGTGCGAAGGGCGGGACTTGAACCCGCATGCCAGTTACGGCGCTAGCACCTCAAGCTCGCTAACGGGATCGGAACCCCCGAAAACACCGAGAAAAACGATGAGTCAAGGGTTGCCTAAGGCCCCTAAAAGCCGCCCAGTGGGGACCGCGGGGACCGCAAAACTCTAACGCTAGAACCTAACCGGCGTTTTGTTGCGCTTCCGGATCTGGCGTTAGAAACAGGGCTCGCTCTTCTTGCCGGCGCTTTAGCAAGCTGTTGTCTACGACTAGCTTTCCCGTCGCAGGATCCGTTCGGTGATCCCAAAAAATGATCGCGTCCGCTGCTTGCTGCACGTTGCCTGCGTTGAACTGAGACCGAATGCTCGACGCCTTAAGTGCGCCCGTCCCGCAGTTGAACGTGAAGCTCACGAGCGCGTCGAATTGATTCTGAGTCATGGGCGACGTAATAATAGAATTCACGCCAGACTCAGCCCAGGCCACGTCCGAGGCCAGCATAGCCATCGCGAGGCCTTGCGTGATGCCGTCCGGGAATGACTCGCCGGGACGAAGGAGGTGGCCATAGCCAATCGTGTCCTTGCCCGCGGAGTCCTTGTAGGTGTGAAGAACACAGCCCTCATGACGGGCGATAAACTGTAGGCCGTTAGGGGAGGTTTTCACGATGCTCCTAAATGAATTCGTTCGCCTGTCTCGGCGTCGACGTACCATTGTGCCGGACAGGCGTATTTGGTGGTCCTACCCACGATCGTCGCCGTGAGAAGAGTCAACGGCTTCTCATTGCGATCGGCATCGAGGCGAGCCTTTTTTACCGGGTACTTCATTGGCCACACCATCCAAGCCCTTGCACGCTCGCAGGTGTAGTAGCTGCGCACGTGAGCGGCGAGCCATTCGGCATACGAACTAGTCGCGTGTTCTCTACGGCTTGAAGCACCTCTGCGCAATCGCTAGCCGTACCCGCCTCGCAACCCGCCGCGGCCAATCTTGTACAAGCCTCGGCGCACGGGTTAGGGCCATCGGCCGACGCATCCGAAGCATCCGGAGGCATAGGCGCGGGGCCCGGTGTTACGTGGCACCCTGTCATAAGAAAAATCGCGACTAATGCGGTACGCATGGCCACGCCTCCCATGCCGCATCGAGCCAATCTTGGCCGACGAGGCACTTGCCCTTGTCACACCAGCCCTCGCCCCAACTGTTCGTTAGGGTGAATGTGTAATTACCCGCAGCGTTGATCGTGTAGCCAGAGAGGTACACCGCGTGCCCTCCGCCTTGCGTGTCGGACATGTTCGGTTTGCCTGCCACTTGACCAGCCTGAAGATTTTCGAACGTCGTATCGCAGAAGAACGCGACTACGACCGGAAAACCTAGTGAGATTGCTTGTGCTAGCGTTGCCGGCTGCTGCAAATCAGACTTGTACGGTCCGAGAATGGGTCGCGAGTTAGCTACCTCTAGATCGGCAATTGACGGCTCCGTAAGCACGTTAGAAGCGTCGCAGTCCGAATTCCTGCCTTCTACTGAAGTGCCCATGGGGCACACACCGAATTCTCGAACCGCTTGGAAGACATCCGCGAGCATGGCCCCGCTATCTGAAAGCGGAGGCAATGTCCCCCCGGCTATAGTAGCTACTCCTCGCTCTAGTCCGCGAGTAATCGCATAGATGCTTTTAGGGCTAGGGACCCATGTCAGCGTCCCTTCATAAGCCGTGTAGATAGCTGCGGCTGTTGCATGAGCCGTACAAGCGCCGGTAGGACCCTGGTCTAAAATCTGCGGCTGATATTTGCTCAGGTCAGCCGATGGAGGAATCGAACCTACGTCCGGAGCCAGTAACCTGTAGGCCAGTTTATGCGCGTCAGATGGCTTACAGCCTTTGCCCCGAATCACGGGGTGGCCTCAAGAGCCGCCTTGACGTGCATCGCTTCCTTCTGAGCCGGCGTGCCTTGGACTCGTGTGTCTTTCGACGTTGCAAGGATGGCAATAACAGCCGCCATGTCCATACCACACGGGGCAGCTACATCGTCCACGATTTGAGCGACTGACATGTTCTTCGCAGCGTCATCTAGAACGCGCGTCGCACAATCGACCGCCGCGGGCTCTATCGTGTGAAAGAGAGAGCATCCGACTACCAAGGCCATTAGGGCAGCTGCCACTACGGCACCCGCGGATCCTGCTCCTGTGCTTGGGGGTGTCTTGCTCGAGGAGACGGAATCACTCACTAGACCTAGGACCGTCTTGACGAGGGTAAGAACCGAGACCGCTATGGCAGGTAATACGAGCGCACCGTTCGCTTGCTCGTTCATAACCCACGTTACTGCTACAACTGCGAACGCGAGAACCAATTGAGCCCAGTGGGGTAGCTTGAGATTCATTTCGACCCTTCCTTGTTATCCTTAGACTTCAACAGTCTATTAATAGACCGTCTTCCCAATTCGGCCACGACGGCAAGAATGAAAACGGAAAGCATCTTCTGCAAGAAGCTTAGTGCCTCATCTGGAACGATGGCTACGAATGCAGTGATCGCGGCGTTAGATATCGTGCCTGCCGTTGAAAAATGATGACTCTCATCCATGACAACAACCTCATGAAGCATTAATGCACTCGGCGCGATACACGGCGTAATGAGTGCCGTTCAACGCTGCAAACCAAGCCACTTGAACCTTTACGGTCGTGCCAGCCACAGCGACGGTATAACTAGGAGGGTAATTTGCAGCTGTCGAAGCATCAGACCAATCTGCCGAAGCCGACCCGCCGGCTGGCGAGTCTATTAACGTCACAGTGCCGCTGACGTTTTTTACTAGCACTTTCATCCAGAAACCTGCAGAATCTCCAACGGAGCCTACGCCAGCAGACCCCCCCGTCCGTCTTGACGTCACCTGGAAATCGACAAGTACGGTTGAATTCGTAGGAACCGTGTAAGCGACCAAATCGGTGTTCGTAGCATCCGTTGTTGTTACACGGTTACCGCTCTCTTCGACCCATTGGTGAGCTGCACTGGTGTCATATTGCTTCCAGATACCTAGAGCTTCGTTCAAACCGTTACCTGTCGCGAAGCTGACACCTGAGCCATCGGGACGATAGATATATCCGCCGGTAGGCCATATCCCTCCGCTCCCTGGCGTGGCCGATTCTACTTTTAGTACTCCCGTGACACTAGGATAGGACAGGATTATATTATCCGAGGTACCGAGCGTAAGACCCGCCGACGTCACGCTCACACCTACCGGGCTACCGTCCAGCATGAAACGACTTTTGCCGGTAGTGCTTGTAGGACCGATATAGGTATTTGTCCCGTCACTCGACAGAACTGGATTCGTACCAGCTGGAGCGCTCGTATCAGGGAAGGCGTATATGGCCGCTAGTCCAGTATTGTCCTCTCTGGGGCCTAAGGCCCAAAAGTTCGTACTACCGGAGGAGACATGCCAGCCACCCACGCCTGTTCGACGGTTCTCTTCTACCGGGGAGGACCCATTCCAATATCCGATGGGCCTGAGCCTCATCGTCATATCATTGTTGGAGTAGAAATCACCAATCATGCCACCTAAACTGAGAGCAGACGCGCCTCCTCCCACCCCGTCAAGCGTTTGAGAAGTACTACCTGACGCTATCCACACGGGGTTAGAGCCGAACGTATTCGCTACTGTATTGTCTGGACCTACCTGCGCTGTATTATCGCTAGGCGTTGAAAGAATGGGGTTGAACCACGCGTTGCCCGCGCAGGTGGTACCGTCGAAGTTCGTCATCGACGTTGCCCATTGATTGTGCTTGGTACCTAGAAACGTATTACTATTGGCGTTGCTGCCATACAGCTGAACCGCGTTACCTAGATACTGACCTCCGATAAATGTGTTCCCAGTGGCATACGAAAGATTGACGCCTCTCTCTTGCCCTTCGGTGTCGAGGTTTATAACCTTGTTATACCCGACATCACCCGTGTATGGGCCCATCGAACCGTCGGCAATGTTCGATACACTTACCGCATTGGCGTTCACTTCGAACGCTAACCCATAGCCTACATCAGCACCGACGGACAGGTATCCAGTCGTAATACTGGTGAAGTTATTATACCAACAGCGAACGTGCCGAAGCGCATAGACGTCAGCCGCGCGAGCTACCTTACCTCCGGATGTATAGACGCCGCTCGCTGTCACACTTGACGGTGTAAAGGTAATCGTATTCGTTCCGTAAGAGACGCTAGCAATCGTGTCTACGGTGTTAGAAAACGTAACGCCGCCGATGGCTGTCCATTGCACCTGCTCTCCAAGTTGAAACTTGGCGTGCTGCTTGGCTTCGCCGGCCCATGAGGAGATGCTAACGGTAATGGTCGGCACGCCTCCGGAGATTACGACAGAAGTGACCTCTCCCTCGTCGTACCGTTGCTCTAGGAAGATACCTCGGTTATTCGTTGCGCCCTCGGCCGTAGATACTCGGTCGTATTTGCCGGTATTCGCGTTGATTATGTGTAGGACACCTGAGCTATTCGTTAGGCTGCTCGTTCTATGATTGTTCGCGTTAATGCCCTGAATAATATTACAGCCTCTAAAGACGAGACACGATCCATCGACATTGTCGAAGTCTAGTATCGTTTGAACACCCTCGGTTCCCCCAAGGAGACCCTTGCAAGTTGTTAGCAAGGGCAGGGGGTCCGTAGCTGCCGATCCCGCAGCGAAGCCATACCCTAGATTGGCAACGTCCGGCGGACAGAAGATAGTTAGCCCTTGCGTGTTCGCTGCGTTGATTGCTAGCGTAAACGCCGCCGTATTATCGAAGCCGCCGTTCGACGGCCGGCCGGTAGCCTTGGCTCCGAACCAGAGTACGTTAAGCCAAGTCGTGTCCGTCATCAGCCGATTCCATCGGCCGGTAGTGACGCCCGTTACCTGAAATACAGTCCCGCCGTCCGTGGGGCGCATATCGGTCGCGTTCCATACGAACACGCCGCCTCCACCATCGCTTACGACTGAATATCCGTCACAAGAAACAGTGAAGCGATCTGAAGGGGATGTGAAAGAGCTTAGCGCCGTTACGAACATTGGGGCATTGAAGCCGATGATCGCGTCGACTATAGGGACGGCGTTCTGTCCAGAGATGAGATATCCGTTGGACATTGTTACCCCCAATTGATCTCAATGGTTTCGAGACTTGTAGAAAAGATCACGATCTGTCCGTTCGCCGTTACCGGCACTACTATGGGCTGATTGGTCCATCCTGGAAGACCTGTATCACTACTAACTCCCTTGACCGTTTTAGAGTTAGTCGATGTGACAGGTGGGCGCAAATATGCAGATGTGACAGTAAAGCCATTAGGTATCAGGATTACGTTGTTCGCACCTCCCTGCAACGTCGCCGCGCCAGGAGGAGGAGCATTCGTGTTGTCGGGGGACACCATAGAGTTCGTGATCGAATCCGTTCCACCGACGGCCCCCACGGCCTGGTAGATGACTGTAATGGTCGCTTCGATGGCCATGATGCTCCTTAGGTCGACGGTGTGCCTACGAGGGGGACGTAGTAATCAGTGCCACCCACCTGAATATGAAGATATCCTTGAATGCTACTGGCAGGCAGATCAGTACCTGTGCCAGGAGGGCTGCCTGCTGTGACTGTGTTTCCTTGAAAGTCGACCAACGGGGAGGCAATAAGACATTTTACATCATTAGGGCTACCTATCTCTACAATGTCAGAGTTAAGTACCAGCACATAGACATCCGCGTTATTCGCGCTGTTTCTACGCTTCATCGTCCATGTGTTGTTGACACGGTAGTCGCCCGTTGAAGACGCCGAGGCGCCTCCGGAAGCCCCGACATGTTGAATCGCGGTCGTAGTACCAGCGCCGGCCGCGGCGCCGTTAAGGCAGAACAGCCCCGACTGTACTAACGTTAGCTCAGTGTTCGCGTCGCCTATGATGATGCGATTCGTCCCTGCTGAACCGGAGATTATGTTCAAATCCCCATTGTTCGACGTATTTCGCTGCGAGACGATCCCACCGTTATACAGCCGAAGGTCTCCGCTGTGAGCTGCAGGCGCCGACGTAGGATTCGCCCCAGGGATGGCTAGAGGTACGTCGACCGTTATATAACCGGAAGATAGCTGGCCGATATGTCCGGAGCCTGGGAAGGCCACGCCGGCTAGGTTTACGGGGAGATTTGAGTACGGATTGAAACCGCTCCCTCCACCCCATGTGCCTGTGATTAGTAGCTCATTGGCCGTTCCGCTATCTGAAATTTGAGACGGTGTAACGACGCTCGTAGGCCCTGCTTCAACCTTGTTACCGTAGGTTCCAGAGGAGGCCTCTACGTAAACGTCAATAGTGCCGCCTTCGAAATGGCATCCGTGGAAGACGTTATCGGCTACGGTGTTTAGAAAACGAATCGCTCGTCCGTTGCCGCTGTTAGCGTTATTGTAGAACGTTAGACCGTATCCTCGCATCCGCACGGCATTCGTAAGCTCTATGCCTATGCCAATATTACCGACGATGCCGTCGACCCACGTGCAGAACAGAAGCCCTGCGGCCGTACCACTGTCTACAGCAAAGCCTTTCGCGCTAGGTAGAGACGCTCCTAACGGATTGATTAGTACGTGGCTTAGCTTCAGATCATAGACGTCCAAACTCGAGACGGTCGCATGTGGGCTGATACGGATGCCTTTCCCGGTGGCGGCCAGCGACGTAATCCAAACGTTTTCTATGACGCCGCCGAAATTGACGCCTGAAGTGCTACCTACCTGGATGCCGTCCCCCGTGGAGGTGATGGTCAGGTTTCGGATCGCCCAATTGTTCACGCTATCAGCCTTTAGGGCCGCGGTACCTGCGGAAGCTCCTGAGAGAGATATGGTGCTAGCTCCGTTCGCATATCCTTCGAAAGAAACCTTGGCAGGAATTGAAAGGGTGCTCGTGATCTTGTAATTGGCCGAGGTGGGTGGAAAGTATACAACGCCGCCCGTAACCGCAGCTGCCGAGATAGCGCTCTGAATCGCAGTCGTATCATTCGTTACGCCATCCCCCACGGCGCCGTACAAGTTGACCGAATACACACCAGGCAGCGAGCCGCCTGCGATATTCACTACCTGTAGTGGCGTAGTGCCAGAGACGACGTAGTCGACCATGTTATTGCCCCACAGGCATCGAGACGGTCCATGACGAGGCGGAAACGGTCGCTCCGCTTTGGATGGCCGTACTGTTTAGGACCATGTCTGCCGACGACGTGCCGACGCTGCCGTCGATGACGGCGGTCGTACCGTTCGATTCGAACGCGCGGAAGAAGCTTGCCGTCCCTGTGGCGACGGCCGTTCCCGATGTGATGGCATTCGCCGTCGCGGTACCGCCGCTCGCCGCGCCGAATGCCGTGGCACTGAGCGTGAGCGTGGCTAGCAGCGTGTTGCCGCTAAGCGCCGTGTCGGGCGTCGCCGGCTGCGTGCCGCTGTAGATGTTGATGGTGCCGCCGTTTAGAGGTGTGTCCAGCGCTGCGTTAAGCGCCAGGTTCCACGATGCGATGCTGAGATGTGTGTTCGCTGCCATGATGCTCCCTAGCTTGCTGAAATCCCATACCTAGTCGCGACGTAAGAAAAGATAGTGCCTAGATTGGCCGTGCTTAGCGCGGAGTTATAGACAAGGACCTCCGCATGGCTACCTAGCGATCCTCCTATGGACAATATACCATTCGAGGTTAGTTTACCGGCTCCTGCGTTACCAGAGACTACTGCCGATGACGAATTGTTGACGTATCCAGCACTTGATGCGCCATTGGAGACGAACGCGACGACACATGGAGAGGTAACCGTTGTGGACGAGGCGAGCACGGTGCCTGACGAAATTTCGAAATCATTGCTAGTACCGTTCGTCCCGATGAAAGACGCACTGCTTGAAACCATTTTCTGGACGGACGCCGTCGCCGTTACTGACCCAACCCATATGATCGTAAATGGCTGTGATAATTCCAATGCGGCGTTATTTATAGTTATGAACTGATTGCCGGAGTTCGAATTTGCCAAATAAGCAGTGCTGTTCGTTGCAAAGCCACTTGTATGGTATGCGAGACGGTCGGCGCTAATGCTTTCTGAAAAATTGAAGCCGTTACCGCTGAGGTCATTCCACTGGCTAACGTTGTTCGATCCGTCAACCGTGATGCCTTGATCCGCTCTTAGCCATAGTTTGCAGCCGGCAATCGCCAGTGGCGGTGCCGGATTCATTCCGGATGCGCTTTGCACCAGACCGCCCAGTTTTTGCGACGCACTTCCAGAGAACGTGAGCGCTCCTGACGCGCTCTGAACTAGCCCTCCTAGCTTCTGAGCAGCGCTCCCTGAAAACGTAAGCAAACCTGACGCGCTCTGCCTCAAACCACCTACGTGTTGAGCGATCGTTCCGCTTACTGGAGCCGCGGACGGCTCGCCGCCAGTAAGTCCTATGCCGAGACCAAGGTGCACGGCGGTCTCCCTATGCGACCTTGAACGAGAGGCAGGTCATCATTGACCCGAAGTTGTAGGGACCTAAAGTCAAACCGCACTTGCTCGCGGCGGGCACGAAGGAGAGCGACTCACTCCCGATGGTAGCCCACGTGATGCCGTCTATCGATGAGTCATAGGCGTACTTGTTCGAACCTAGAGGTCGTATCCTGAGCCCTAGCGGCATCTTGGGTATAACAGGCACAGAGTCTGCGAAAAAGGACGAACTGTAGGTGGTGAGATTAGTATAGTAGTTCACAGCCATATGAGCCGTGCCGCTCGTATAGTCGATTCCGAAAGCTGCGACCTTCCCACCAGTAGCATCCCGAATATGAATGCCTCGGAACGCGGTTTGGTTATCCATGAACGTGTTGATCCACGCGGTAACCGTTTGCGCTGTAGAGTACGCTACCTCCCAGCACTGAAGATTTTGCGCGCTCCCAGCGGTACTAGCGACGATCGAGAGGCAGCCGCCAGCTATGTTCGTCGTAGAGAGGTTACTTCCGCCGGTTACTGTCGTGAAAGGGCTAACGTTTCCTGGACAGACTTCCGTACCTACAGGTGCACCGGGGATTTGAGGATACCACGTGGATCCGTCCGACGCGAAAGAGACTGGTCCGTCTGTGGGAATGTACATCGCAGCAGATGCTGCAGCGGGTCGACTAGCGTAGGTACCTACGTATACCTGGCCCATTTCATTCGTCCCAGTGACCGCTTGCTGGAGACTGACTAGGCATTGAGAGGAAGATCCCGAAAAAGTTTGGGCGCCCGTCGAGCTTTGCTGTAACCCTGATAGTGTCTGAGCCGCTGTGCCTGTATGTGGAGGAGGACGCCCAGCTATGACCAGAGTCACTCCTAGATGCACGGTTGCTCTCCATGGTCAGACTCAGAAAAGAAGGAATCCCGCGGCTGTGCTGCTAGTTTGCCGGACAATCGCCACCGAGAAGGGGTACCACTGACCTGCATTCAACCCAGTCAACGTGACGTCCGAAGTATCGTCAGCAAATCGGACGGCGAGATTGCCCGTCGTCGTGATGTAGATACCTCTGGAGGCGTAAGTCAGGATCTGATCTCCGCTTCCGTAGTTAATGGCCACGGCCGATCGGGCGCTTTCAGACGAGACGCGCAACCTACGCCTTCGGTCGATTGCGACCGATTGCATGGTCCCTGCCGGCCCGGTCGACGTGGCCGTGTTCGTCGCAGGGACGTCTCCTACCAGGGTTTTCGCAGCGCTCCCTGATACGTTAGCGCCCTCGCCCTCATAGTTCCCCTGGATCGTACTCATCGCCCGGAGGCGACGTGAAAAAGGGTTACGGCGGGGTGTTATCCGGGCTTTCGGCCAATACTAAGTGCAACGTCCTTAGATAGGTCGTTACGAAGAGGGCGCTGTGTATGTGCCTGATGCCCATGGCCTTTATGCCCCCCAGGTCCACCGTCAGGTCTAGTGTGGTAATTCGCTTGCACGGCACCGATAAACTCCGGTGTCAACGTCTGATCCGCCGGTTGGCCGAGTAGCGTAGACATCTGAACTTTCTGCGAGTAGCTCAGAGGAGTTTTCAAATCCGCCAAACGCTCGTGAAAGCGTTGAACTACCTCGTTATAGAGAGACGGGTAGACCACCTGGATCGCCTGCACCTGAGAGCGTGTAACCCGCCCCGCGGACATGTCCGAGAGAACGCTCATCGGGTCATGCACCGCTTGCACCTGCCTGGCGTAGTCTGCTTTCTGCGCGTCGGGTATTACCGGCCGGTCAAACTGCGGCGTAATGCTCGGCTTCGTTAACGGCTTCGGCGCGTTCTGCGCTAGGTACATCGTCGCTCGTAGCGCCGCGCGCTGGAAGGAATTGGAAACCTTCGGTGCGTGCTCTGCAATCGGCGACGCGGCGCGTTCGATGTCGGCCACGTGCTGAACGGGTCGGGAAGCAGTATCGATGGCCTTACGGGCGGATGTCACGGCGGCGTGTTCGTCGCCCGCGCCTTGGATCGGCTCCTTGAGTTTTACAGGGATACGACCTTCTTCCTTGAAAAAGCCGCCTATACCGCGGTCGATCTGATTATCGATGTGCGTTGACGCGCGTTCGATACCTCGAAGCGATGCGAGCTTATCTAGCATAACCGCGGCCGTGGCATTCCCTCTGGTACGTATGGCATGGTGTGCCAGCGCTCCGAGAACGCCGGTCGCGGCGCCTGCTAAAAGCCCGGTGCCTCCGGTGCCCTCTGCCTCATCGCCCGCAGCCCCCGCGGCAGCGCCGGTCAAACCGCCGGTAAGACCGCGAGCTATACCAGGGAAGTGGCTAGAGGCGTTGCCTGCTATGTAGTCACTAAGAGAAATCTTTCTATTAGCTTCTCCTCGAGTGACGGCATCTTCCGCAGCCTGGTGTGCTACCTTAAGCTGACGGTAAGCAAGCTTAGCTTTCCTATAATCATCTAGAAACGAACCACCCATTTCTTGGGCGGCTTTATCGCCGGAACGTTCTATCGCGCCTTCCACAATGTTTCGGAAGGTCTTCATCGCCTCTGTGGTTTCGTTGACTGGCATAAGAGGATTAGTAGACCAGCGAATATGGTCGTCAACAAGAGATCGAAATTCATGGGCTTGTTGAAAATTCAAACGAAGATTTTGCTCGTATTCTTTTCGAGCATTGCTTCTAAGCTGATTGGTTTTAACTAGATCTTCACCGACATTAATAGGTTTCCTCGATGACGATAGCTCATCAGTAAAGGCCTCGGGTTTCAGAAAGACATCGTGTTTAGCATTGAGTCCGAATGGTTTATTACCTATTTTATGTGCTTTAGTCTGCTCTACAGAGCCAGATAAGGTCACTTCGTTCCCTGCCTTCGGAATCTTGAAAGCAGACCTTTGTGGGCCCATCTCATCGGTCAAAGAGCTATCAGCGTCCTTGACATAAGGGACGTAGGATGTATCTATACCAATCGGCTGTTGCCCCCTGAACTTAGCTGCCTTTAGTTCGTCAGAGGCCAGGCTGACCCCGAAGATAGGCTCAGGTACTTCGTGAGGAGAAAAGCCTTCCGCATAGCTCTTCAAGTCGTTAAGTAATCCTTCGACTCTATCTAAAGCCCCTCGGTTCGAACTGCGTAACTTCTCTAGTTTAGGGATGATTTGCCGTCGGACTTGTCTCTCTATTTCAGAAATATTTGGTCCTTCATAACCTGCATTATCTGCGGTCTCTAATATAGAGGAAATCTTTTCCCCTGCAGCAATGCGAGCCTTCTCAATCTTTGGTGCGATATCTTCCACACGTTCACCAAAGCCGATTAGTTTATCATGTAGAAGTTTTCTGCCTATACCTCTAGCGCCCCCTGGGATATTTTCGGCTTCCTTTGCGAAAGCCTTACTAGAGTTCAGAGCCCTAAAGGCCTCTTCTTCCGCTAGCCCTCCAAGAGCAGGCTTAGCTCGGCCTAGGACGTGTGAGCCTATTTCCCCCGCAGCCGTTAGGCCAGCGCCACCTACGAGTCCGAGCAAAGCACCGTGGCCCATGGCCGCTAACAGCTTTTCGCCGTTGATCTCATGGTCACCGAGCATGTCCTCGTCAAGCTGCTGGGCTCCTCCTACGAGAGCCGCCTCGGCCGCTGATCCAGCGCCTTTCGTTAGGGCTTTCTTGGCTAGGCCTGCAATAACAGAGCCGCCATTCTCGGCGCCCATGGCACTTTGAACGACTTTTTCAATGCCCTTGCCCGCCGCGCTCATGGCGCTGTATGGGGCGCTAGCTGCCTTTATAGCGGTCTTTGCCGCGCCGAGAGCCTCGGTCCCTTTCGCAGCGTCCGCGCCCTCGGCGGCCAGGCCAGCGAGGCCTGCTTCGTCACCTACGAAAGCAGGGGCGACGGCGCCTAAGACCTGCCCTCCTGTGAACGTCAGCGGATTCGCTTCGCGGTGCTCTTGTATGTACTGCTTCCCTCCTAGCCCCGAGATAGCGGCGTCCGAGAGACCGGCCGTAAGACCCGAGGCAGCGCCTAGAAGGCCCGTCATGGCCATCCCACTAGCGCCGCCGTACTTCGCTTCTACTTTCGCTTGGTGTATCTCCGAGTCCGTTGCGAGGCGTGAGCCTTGCTGTAAGGCGATGCCTGCTTGCTCCGAGGGAACGGTACCTACGACGCCGTCCTTTACAACGTGGACCTTTTCACCCTTAAGGAAGCCGGCCTGTCCTGAGACGACGGCTTGCGCCGCATCGTCGGAGAGGGGGATCGGTTGTCCAGAGGCGTCGTAAAGCTGAGCTTGGAGCCCCGCGGGTGACGGCGAGGTCGGATTAGGGACGGGGTCCATCATTCCTCTTCAGGAGTGATCTGCACTTGATCCCCTGCGCTGCCGGGCGCACCTGGGGTCGCTTGCATCCGGCTAAGCTCGGCTTGGAGCATTTGCTTCGCCGTACGTAATCTAGTTCCAATCGGGTCTTTCCCAACCAGACCAGCTGTGCTCATAGCTAGAGGATCGCTCGGAATCAATTCTCCGGTTCGTTGCAAAAGCTGGGCATTTGTCTTGCCTAGTGCTGCTACCAATTGCTCTTGCGTGCGGGCGGCCATCGCCTTGCCCTCCGCGGTATCATCAGGATCCACGGAACCGCCATTGTGCTTCTGTCGAAGCGCTAACATTGCATCGATACTGGCTAGAGCGTTCTGATTTGCTCGAATCTGCTCTGCATCCTTCTGAGACGTCTTGTTGCTCCCCTCTTTCGCCATGGGGCTGTAGCCATTTCCCGTAGTAAATCCTAGGGTAGCAGAAGCGCGACGGCGAGCCTCCTCAGGCCGCATCTCGTGACCATTCGCCGCAGCATCCTTCTGATACTGGGCCGCCAATTCTCCGATCTTCTTTTGATCCGCGGCCGACATCCCTCCAACCGTCGCGGTCGTAGCAGGTCTATACTGATATAGAGTCGCTGCATACTTATCCGCGTCGAGCTGCATTTGATTCGAGAGTAGGTTGCTCTTAGACATCGCGGCTCGGCTACCGCTCTTGGCAGCGTATGATTGTTGTTCTAGATCATATTGCTGCAACGCTTGCGAATGAGATAAGGCCATGGCTTGCTTCATATCGCCAGTTCGTCGGTAGGCATCCGCTAACAGACCTTTCATATCAGAGAGACGATACCGTCCCGATTCGATATCTTGCCTCTGAGCTTCTAAGTCAGCGCTGATCTTTCGATTAATGGTGTCTAAAGCTACGTTCGGCCCGCCTTTCACGCCTGTAGCTAGCCCTGAAAAAGCAGCCGCCAGTATGTACATGATTTGACTGCCTGTGCTCTGAGACTTCCACCACCTATCAGGATCTATTTTCCGATTTGCTACGTCTTGTGAGAACCTGTCGTATACCCTCTGTTGCTTGTCGTACCACGCGTCTAGATCCTTCGCGTATTGACGATCCTGTTCGCCCTGCTGGCCCATAAGCTGAGCTTTGCCGGCCGCAGCGGTGCCTTTATCTAGCTCTGCCTGTGCCTCGGCCGCTCCTATCTGCTTCTGTGCTGCGATTACATTGTTCTGATCCGTACTTAAGACAGCGATACGTGACGGGTCAATTAGCGGCGTGTTCGTCGCCGGTATTCTTACAGTGCGCGCTGGGGGTACCGACGATGAATCATAGCCCGGTCCGCCGGGCTGCTGATTAGAGGGCGCAGAGGGGGCAGAAAGAGATAGCTTAGCTGGATTGACCGGGACAGGCGCCGTGGGAGATGGTGAGGGAGGAGGCGCGGACGTCGGTGGGAGGGATCTCAGCGCATTCTCCGCAACCTCGTTTGAAAGACTACCGTTCGATCGGGCATTGAGAATGCTCTGTCTCGCGTTCTGAATCTCCACGGGAGACATGCTCGCGTACGCGTCTGGAACGTTTGCGGGGGACGCCGGCATGGGTTGCGATGCCATTGGGGCAGGGGGTGGGATCATATTGCCTTGATTACCAATGCCCATAGCTGCCATTTGCTCAGGAGTCACGTTCTCGGAGGATAGATCGGCGTCAGCGTAACGCCGCCTGTGATAAAGATCGATGTCAGCGCCTGAAATGTGCTGCGGCGAAAAAGCACCTTGATTCATCGTAAGCATTGTGCCAGGCAAAGGGGTCATTTGAGGCACAGAGGCTGATGAGGCTTGTGCAAATTTCAAGTTTTTCGACATATCGCCGGCGAATTTCAACCATTTACTAGTGTTATCGGGCTTCTTATTCTGCGCTGCTGTATTAGCAGCGGCCGCATTGCCCTGGACGGCCCCTGCTCCTGCACCTGCGTACGGATTCCCGCCTCCAGCCAAGGAAGCGCTGTTAGGGCCCGAGCCACCTCCGATGCCTGCTGAACCTACCGCTCCGCTCGTATCGTAAGGAGTCCCGCCTCCAGCCAAGGAAGCGCTGTTAGGGCCCGAGCCACCTCCGATGCCTGCTGAACCTACCGCTCCGCTCGTATCGTAAGGATTCGTACGATCCATCGCTGAGATATTAGGATCGACGTTTCCGCTCGTATCGTAAGGATTCGTACGATCCATCGCTGAGATATTAGGATCGACGTTTCCGCTCGTATCGTAAGGATTCGTACGATCCATCGCTAAGATATTAGGATCGACGTTTCCGCCGGCGCTGTAGGGATTCGTCTGATCCATCGCCGAGAACCCCCCGCCCGCTCCCCCGCCGATGTCTCCGCCGATGTCTCCGCCGATGTCACCTCCCATATCGAAATCTGCAGCCTGGAGCGTGTTTCGATAATGCTGTGCGATCTGCCTACGATACAGATCAAGATCTGCAGCCGACACACGACCGCGGGGGAACGGTTTGCCTTCCTTCTTCTGTTCAGCCGTAAACTTCGCAGCCACGGCTGGGTTTTGTGAATATAGGTACCGCATTTGTGCCAAGCTCTTGAACGGCATTAGTATCTCCCCATACGTCCGGCCACTGCCCTGCTTCTCATGTCGAGATCTGCGTAAGCCTTCTGAAGTCCCTGCATTCCTAGAGTCATGTCATTCGCCACGGTCCGAATGCGTCTAGGATCGTTCGCGCCGAGAGGGCCGGCACCGTGCGGTGCCATAGCCTGCCTAAACTCTCGATCTGTAAGAGGGCCGGTAAGAACCTTTTGCATTTCGCCCGTGCGTTGATTCTTGGCCAGAATGAAGTCAGGCTCTTCTCGGAGTGTCCAATGAGCCGGGCCGTTCGGCTCGGACAGATCGGCGTCGGCATAGCTCGACCCTCGGTTCCCGTGCTCGATTGCGGATAGGCGCTCGTTGATTCTACCTAGACCTGCTAAGACGGCTGACATGGCCGGCACCTGGTCAATCATCTTACCACGCGGCGTATCTCTAACGATCGTGTGCCCCGTGGGGCCGCGTTCCACATCTTGAGCCATTACGCCGAGGTAACGCCCACCACTAGGAGTCGGAGACGGTTCGTCCGCGGGATTTCTATAACGATAGCTAGAGGGATGGAGCGAAGCGAGAAAGTGGTCCGCTTCGGTGCCGCCCGCATTACGAACGTCAGTCTTCAAACGTCGATCGGAAATCGCAGAGAAAACGGAGCCAACTGTACTGCCGACCGTTCCAATTACGTCTTTGACACCTTGACTGTTATTCTGCGCATCTTGCATTGCTTGCTGATAGGATTCTAGGCCCGCTTGCTGGCCCTGCATATGGGCTTGAAGTTGCTCTCCTTGCACTTGCTGGCCTAACTGCGAGTATCCAAGATTCGCCTGGCTATTGATAGCGTTCTGCTGCTGCTGGAGTTGAGCCTGTTGCGCCGCTGCCTGTGCGTTCTGATTTTGCTCTCCTAAGGCAAACTGCCCTTGATTCTGGAGCATACCGCTCATGCCCTGCGCTGCACCCTGCTCTTCCTGGATGCGGCCGATCATAGATTGTTGCGCCGCGTTCTGCAGCATCTGCGAGCCTTGATTCGCAGCCTGCCTCTGAGCTAAAGCGCCCGACAGCCCGCCGCGAGAGCTATTTGCCATAGCCATCTGCGCGTTGATTGATTGATCCGTCGACGCCTGCATTTGAGCATTGGCGAGGCTTGGTCGTGTTCCATTCAGTACGCCCTGATAATAGTTACCTAGCTGTCCGTACTGACCCATGACGCCTTGGGCATTGGATTGATCCCTGGCATCATATTGATTATTTATTTGGGCTCCCTGGCGCTGCATCGCCTGTTGAGCCATTTGATTGTATTGACTGGTATAGTAATCAGCGCCTCCGGCCCCCCCACCATAATTGTAGGCATTCGGATCAACCGGGGCTCCTCTGCCAGCAGATCCGAATCCATACTGAGGGCCATCGCCAAGGGAGCCGCCATCGTAGATATTCGTAGATCCTGGTTGATCTTCGCTCTGATAGCCCGAACCACCGAGGGGAGATACAGCAGTCATAGTTATCCTCTTACCCTAGCTCCTAGATCTTGTTTACGCATTCCTGTCGGGATGAAATCGAAAGCTACACCAAGCCAACGAACGCCTTGCCCTGTAATGTCGGTATTATCAGAAGGAGGCGCGTCGCTCAATGTCACTTGTATCGCCTCGGCCATGCTGTTAGAGGCTTGGGGCCAAAGCTGCCATTGTGCCGCTTGCCGATTCGCAGCATATAGACTCGAATGAGTAAACGTCACAGGACCTTGCACAGCTGCCCCGTAATCGAACGTCAAAGACGTAGAAAGATCCGCGGCATCCAGCCATTTCGCATAGACTGAAACGGCACCTGTTGTGGCCCATCCCTGCAGGCCCCCAGGTTTTACGTGGGCAAGCGTGATAGAAGACGTGACCCACTGATTGCCAGACCCAACTGAGTCGTAATACGCCTTCAGAGAACCTATCGCCTTCTCTTGAGACATCAGCCCGGAAGAGCTACCCGAGCACCACGATTGACCCGACATAG